CCCGCTGGACTTCGTGCGCGTGATCGCGGTGGCCCGCATCACCATGCCCAAGGCTCGCGTACGCCTGTCCGCCGGCCGCCAGCAGCTTGGGGACGCGGTGCAGGCTTTGTGCTTCTTGGCAGGTGCCAATTCCATCTTCTATGGCGACAAGCTGCTCGTGACGGGCAACCCGGATGTAGAGGCCGACACCCAATTGCTGGCCAAACTGGGGTTGAAGGGTACGCCCAACCAAACCACCACAGAAACTGCTTGCGGTGCTTAATCTGCATGCGCTGTTTTGTGCAGAGGGTGCGCGCTCTGAAGAATCAGGGTGCCACCAGCTGGGTACGTTTTTTTGGTACGCCCTCGAGTAAGCGGCAAGATTAGTCAGTTCAATTATTTAACATAATATACATTCCGGCCGCATATTTTCGCTGCTTCGGCCAGTAGGGTAGCGCGTACCTCTGGCGATTTCACGCGCTCCGCTGCTTGGTCGAGAATTACGCCAGCGGGCGCTATTCCTAGTAGTCGCGCTACGTTTATTGAAGCATCTTCATCCATCGTAGATTCCTTTTTACGGTAGATGGTGATGTTCGATTGTTTGACGCCAAGTAGCTTTGCTGCTGCGTAATCGCTCTCGATTCCTCGTGCGGATTTAACGCGGTCGATCCATTCAAAAGCTTTCATTTCCGATCCTTTCCGTTGTGCGGCGGCTACGGCGGATGGTAGTTTGAAGTTGTATAACCTTCAATGGTTGAAGGTGATATAACTAGTTATAGGTTCTATAAGTACATTCGGCTCCACACATAGGAGCCGCCATGCACTACCAATCCATCCCAGCCGGAACAGACGTCGAATACCAGGGCGTTGTTTACCGCGTCCGCGCCGCCTACGGTCGCGTGCTGGAGCTGGAAAGCTCTGACTGCTCCTTTGCTCGCGTCGTCCATGTCTCCAGCGTAAAGCGTCTGCCCTCTGCCCATGAAAACCTCGGCTGTGGCTTGGCGGCTCCTGCTGGGGTGGGGCAGGGGGTGGGCACCCCTGCGCTAGGGATCGTCACCCGTATGGGCCAAGACGCATCGCGGCTTGGTGGCGAAGCCATAGAGCCCGGTTTCTGCGCAGCAGAAAAGCGCCAAGCAATGGAACCCCGCAACAAAGCCGCATGGCTTTCCATTGCTGACTTCCTGACCCTTGAAAACCTTCGTGCAGTCCTTGCGGCCCGCACGGCGCAGGGCGCGGAGGGGGCTCCGCTTGCGGGGGAGGTGTCCGCGCCCAGCGCCCGGGCGTCAGCCCTCCCCGATGGTAATCACGGGGAGAACAAGTAATGACCCGTCCCGCACGTAGCTTGTTGAACAAGCATTCCAAAACCTGCTCCCTGGTCCTTGAGGGTTCCCAGGTCAAGGCCCGTTTGATTGCCGAACGGATCGAAACCAAAACCCCTGTTCACGTTGACTGGCTCCGCTTCACCTGTCTGCTGCGCAATGCTCCTACGCCACCCGTCGAAGTCCTTTTCCCTGAGCCCGTCGTAAGCACGCTGGAAAACCCGCTTTCCCGCTTTGAAGAGGAAAACGGCAGCTACGAAAAGCAGCGCTTCGCGCGCTTGATGCGCAAGCTCACAGAGCTGCCTGACTCCGACTATTCTCCCAGCGCGCAAGCCTTCACGCTCGCAAAGCGCGTATGCGAAATCCTCGGTGACGACTTCCTGGTTGATGTGGAACTGCGCAAGGGTCATGACTTCTACAAACACCGCTGGAGCATTGAGCGCAACGGCGTAGAGGTCGGTTGGGTCGGCTTCCTCGCCAGCGGCGAAAGCCCGCGCCAGCAAGCGCAAGCCAAAACCCTGCACGTCAACCTGTACGGCAGTGCCTGCACATTTGCTCGCCACGGCTGGCGCGATCACATGGCCGACCTCGTTGATGACGTTGCCGGCGTCATCACCCGTTGCGATCTGGCCTTGGACTTCTTCGATGGCCTGCGCGGCGGTATGCAGCGTGTCAAAGCCGACTATGAAAACGGCCTGTGCAACGTCAACGGCAAGCGCCCAAAGTGCAACATGGTGGGCGATTGGACCCATGGCGATCAAGGCAAGGGCCGCAGTTTCTACATTGGCAGCAAAGAGGGCGGCAAGCAAACGAACCTCTACGAAAAAGGCCACCAGCTATTCGGGGAGAAAGACTCGAGCGGCTGGATACGTGCCGAGCTGCGCTACGGCAACAAGCTGCGCGTGCTGCCTTCCGACATGCTTCGCCGCCCTGCGGATCACTTCGCGGGTGCCAGCGAATGGCATGCCGCATTGCTTGCCGAAGCAAACGCCCTGGCTATCCCCCAGCCGGTCCCCTGCAAAAAGCAACTCGCCATTCAAACCGTCGAAGCCGAGGTAACGCGCGTCATTCGTTGGGTCGCTACCACCGCAGGCCAGTCCCTGGCGCTGTTCGTGAAGTACGCCACGCTCGATCAGTTCGCGGCAATGGTCGATGGCCTGGGCAAGCCCGGTCGTCTGCGCAAGTTCAACAACCACGAAATCGCAAGCGCCTTCAACGCCGCTGCGGGTCGTGTTCTCAAGGGTGCAAGCGCTGGCCACGCCTTTGCATAAACCCTCAATCCAGGCCGCTAGGAAACATCATGCAATTCAAGTCCGAAGTCATCGTTCACGGCGTCAAAGAGTCCAAGGGGACTATCGAAGGCCGCGATTTCTCCAGCACCACGTTCCACTGCGAAGTGGATCTCGCTGAAAACAGTGCGGGCCGCAGCATCGGCCGCGCTACGCGCCCTTTCAAGCTCGGCGACGCTAAGGAATTCGACAAGTGGGCGCACCTGGGCGAATCCCTGCCGCTGAAAGCCATCGCCACTTTCGAGATGGCAGCAGCCGCGCAGGACGGCACAAAGATGGTTCTCGTCGACATTCGTCCGGTGGACATGGCGAAACCCGCCAGCAAGGCCGGTGCCGTGTGATGCGCTACGTCATCCAGTCCGCGACAACGGGCGCATTCCTCGCGCCCAGCCTGGAAGACGGCCAGCCGGAGTGGGTGATGTTGCTGCGTGATGCCTGTCCGGTCGAAGACCTCGAAAGCTGCGCGCAGCTGATTGAAGACCACGCCGAGCCCTTCCATCGGGCTTACGTTGTCGATTTGACCCAGCTTCACAAACCCATTGAAACCTGAGGTGTGACATGCATGACGAAGACCCCGTAGAGATGGCCTGCATCCAATGCGGCGCGATTTTTGGCATGGATGACATCGATGACTTCGATGACGTCCATTGCCCCGAATGCAACAGCGCCAGCGTTATCGGTGCCTCCGAAATCCTGGGTGATTGATGCAAGTTCTCGCCTGTTCCGTTGATCAAAACCCTTGCCCTCCAGGGTCTGAGGTTTGGCTTTCTCTTGCGGAAATCGCAAACCCCGCCCTGGTCGGCTTGACGCCTGAGTTCATCGCAAAGGCCATCGCCGTGGGCTTTGCCTTCGTGCTTGGCTCCTTCCTGCTCGGGTGGGCCATCGCACTGGCTACGGGGGTCGTTCGCAAGCTGTAGGCGAGTGCAGCGGATAGCCCTGCGCGCAGGGTCTTCCGGTGCATTGCACCTTTTCATCAACCTTCATAGGAGAAAAAACCATGTCTAAGTTCATCACCGCTGTTCGCATGCACGCCAACAAGATTGCTGTTGGCGCTACCGCCCTCGGCTTGTCCACTCTGGCGTCCGCCCAGGCCGCAGACCCCATTGGCGACATGCTCGACGCCGTGGGCCTGTCCGGCGTGTCCGCCAAGGTCATCGCCCTGGGCCTGCTGGTGGTCGGTGTCGCCCTGGCCTTCAAGGGTCCGGACGTTGCCAAGCGCATCATCCGCAAAATCTAAGGGGCGGGACGATGGCTACCGCTGCCCTGGTCGGTCTTTGCATTGCGCTGTTCGTGATGCTCGGCGCCCTGGGCGGCGCTGCCTTCGTCGCGGGATGGAGGGCGCACCTATGAAGCGCGTTCTCCTTCTCGCTTTTGTCGCTCTGGCATTGCCTGCGCATGCCATCAAGAAACCTGACCTGAGCGGCTTCCGCATCGCTGGCGGCGGCACCAGCGTCAGCGTTGGCCCTAACCAATCCGGCATTGCCGGCTCTCTTGCTCCGGTGCGCACTGGCGGCGGCGCTACTGGCACCATTCCCCCCGGGCACGTTGGCAGTCAGATAGGCAATTCTGGCTGGTATGTGGGCACGGCTCCTGCCGGCTCTTCTACAGGCACTACCGCGCATCTCGGTCACGCCGGCGATGTTTTTTTCGCGGGCACCAAATATCCCTTCCAGGCGGGCTACAAGGTAGAGCCTTCCGCGCTTATCAATGCCGTGGGCATGCTGTGTAAAACGCCTGTCACCTGCGCTGCGGCTCTCGCTGGCTCGGCTCTAAGCTCATGGCTTTCTGATTCGGGTGTCCAGGTCAACCCGGATGATGCTGACTACCCTGCTAAGCCGTTTGCCGTCAAAAACAATACTGACGGTAAGCAGTTTCGTATTTCTAACAAGTCTTCCGCGGAGTGGTTTCCTTCGCCAAGTGCTGCTTGCTCTGACCACGCTACTCGTGCTTCTGTAACGGCGGGCGGTACCGTTACTTCGGTGACTGTTGTTTCGTCCTTTTCTACGGGTTGTGTCTTTCGCATTCAGACATTTGATGAGGTGACGGGTAATCTGCTATCGGATCGTCAAGGTGGTCAGTCCCTCTCTTCTCGCGCCGTTTCTGTCGAAGAGCTGCTCCCGGCTTCCATGGATGACATAGCTCCTTACATGTCCCCTCGACCTTTCAGTCCCGGTGTTGTGTCTGAGCTGCTCGATAAGGGTGCGGATATTCCTTTGCCCGCTAAGCCCACCTTGTCTGGTCCAACGCAGCTTAAGGGGCCTGTCACCACGACTCAAAACGCTGACGGCACTACGACCACGAAACAGACCGTTTCCAATTTCCAGATCAGCGGCAACACGATCACGAATACGTCTAACGTCACGATCACGAATACCTGTACCGCTGAGGGTTCGTGCAGCACGTCAACTGAGACCACCAGCCCTGATCCGAACGCTGACCCCGACGAACAGTCGGATGATTCCGCTGTCGATTCCCCGATGCCCACTATTCCAAAGCTGTATGAGCGGCAATACCCGGATGGCATTGTCGGCATCTGGAACGCGAAGAGTCAGCAGCTTAAAGAGACTCAGCTAGCTTCTTTTGTCAGCACGCTCATGCCTACGGGATTCGTGGCAGGAACGTGCCCCAGCTGGACCTTTGATTTGAATATCGCTCAGTGGGCCGATATGGGCGTCCACGTGGTTGAGCCGCCGTGCTGGCTGTGGGGCGTCGCTAAAACGCTGGTCATCATCAGCGCGTTGATGCTCGCGCGATCATTGATTTTCGGGGGGTGATATGGGGGCTCTGTTCACTTCCCTCTTTGCCAAGCTGGCGGCCATCGTTCGTTGGTTCGGCGAACTGGCTGTTGCCGTCTTCACTGCTCTGTGGGACTTCGTGCGGGACGCTGCGTGCTGGCCCTTTGAACAGTTGATGGATGTCGTTGTTTCGGCGGTGCAGGCGCTGGACCTATCGGGCTTTGCTCAATATGCCCATGTGTGGGGCGATCTCCCTGCCGAACTGGTCAACATCCTCGGCTTGCTCGGAATAGCGCAGGCGTCCGCCATCATCGTGATGGCTATCGGAATTCGGCTGGTGCTCCAGCTCATTCCTTTCACTCGGCTTGGATCATGATCAACGGATTGGAGGGCATCCCCCGTTCTGGCAAGTCTTATGAGGCCGTTGCGTTCCACGTGCTGCCCATGCTCCAGCAAGGGCGCAAGGTCATCACAAATTTGCCCCTATTGGTCGATCAGTTCGCGGCCATAGACCCCAGCTACCGGGACTTGATCGAACTGCGCACAAGGCCCGGAAAAGTCCTTGGCACCTGGGACCCTGACCGCATTGACGATAAGGGCAACGGCAATGCATTCGAGCTGTTCAAAGAGGGTGAAGGTCAACCCCGAAATCCTGCTGAGGGTGTTGCGGTGTTCGGCCATGTGTGGGATTACTACAGCACGTGGAAGCATCCTAAAACGGGGCGCGGGCCTGTCTTCATCATTGATGAGGCTCACGTAGCGCTCCCTGATATGGGGACCGATAAACAGGTCGTTCAGTGGTTCAAGCTACACGGTCATTTCAATGCCGATGTTCTGCTGATAACGCAAAGTTTTCGGGATATTAATCAAGCCATCGCGCGCTTGATGGCGATGATCGTTATCTGCCGCAAGGCTGACATTCTCGGCAAAGAGGGCAGCTACATCCGCAAGGTCAAGGCGGGCTATCGCGGCGCAGTCATCAGCACTGAAGAACGGGCATACAAGCCGCAATACTTCGGCCTGTACCGCAGTCACACGCAGGGCAATAGCGTTGCTGAATCAGCAGCGTCAGACGTCAAGCCCATGCTCCCGAAGCTCAAGCTGTTCACGCGCATCTGGTGGGCCTTCGCCCTGGCCGTTACTGCCTGGGCCTTCTGGCCTGAGTCAAAGCCTGTTGTCAAAACCTCCGACATGGAGTGGTACAAGGAATTGAAGCAGCTCCCTCCGGGTGGCACCTTGCCTGCCCATGCTGGCGGTGTTCTTCGTGCCGCGCAGGCTGAGCCGGTCGAGCTGGTGAAGGATGCCTCCCAGGTGGTGCAGCCGGTTGCCGATGATGAAGTGCCGGAACCCTATGCAAGCAAGGGTTTGCATTTGACTGGTCGGATCACATACGGCTCGGACGTTGTCTACACGTTCGCGGTGTCGGCCAGTAATGCGCGGATCGCTACCCTGGACAGTCGAGACTTGATCGCCATGGGCTACAAGTGGCAACCATTGACGGATTGTGCGGGCGTCCTGCGGTGGGGAAAAAAGGCCCAGGCGATCACCTGCGATGCTCCGGCCCTGGCTACCGGTGCGGCGGACAAGCCGCTTGTCTATGAAGTGCCGCAGGGTGGCGGCGCTCCTACGGGGTCAAGCCATGGCCCTGTCCGCTCCGTGCCGATGCCCCAGCCTGCGGAGCCGCAGGCGGGGCAGATCACGCAGGCGGAAATCACGCCAGCGCTGCGCCTGAGAAACCCGCTGTATTCAGGCCCTGCCGGTTAGGCGCTGATCGAGAACGCGTACCGGTCGAAGGCCTCGCGCATGTCGCGCAGGTGCTGTGCAAAGCCGTTGAGCTTGCGCGGTGCTTCAAACTCCAACGCCCTTTGAGCCTTGCGCACCAGCTTGCCCAGCTTCCGCGCCCGCTGGGTCGCCTCGCGCACCCATGCCGGGGTGCTGCGCGTCATGGGGTATGCGATCCGCCCAGCAGCCGCGAAAGCCGCGCCGCGTGCCGCGCGAATGGCCCGCAGGATGCGCGTAGTAGGGCGGGGCAGTGCCCACACAAGGCGATGGCCCCATTGCAGCACGAGCTGGAGCGCGAGGGCTTCGGGGTGGCGGCGGTAGTTTTGGGCGATCACGTCTGCTCTCCTTCGTCGGACATGGATGCCACGCATCGCGTGGTGGCCATGTTCGCGAAGAGCGCCTCGACAGCGGGGACGGCCAGTTGTCAAGGGGGCGCGCGGAAGCCGCACGCGGAGCGCAGGCGAAGCCGAGCACCGAACGGGTGAGCACGGCGGCGAAGCCCTTGCCCTTGATAAATGGACGGCACTGCGGTAAATCGATCCCTGCGCTGTGCCATGGGGCGCTGCCCGGCTAGACTTGTGCGCCAGGAGGGGGCGTTACATGGATGAAAAGGAATATTGGCGTAGGTTTCGTGAAGATCAGGCTCTTGCTCGTCGGCGGGCCATTTCTAAGTACACCTACGTTCCTAACTGGGTTGTTCCGCAAGGGGAGTCCTCGGAGTTAGCGCGAAGCCCTGATAAGGGCCGTTCTTTGCGTTATTCCGGCTTCCGCATTTGGCTTGTATTGCTTGTTGCTCTTGCTGCCCTGGCTGTTCTCTGCCGGGGCCTTGGGCTGTTCTAGCAAGCCTGAAAAAACGGGCGGTTTGCTGCTGCGTGCGGCGTGTCTAGCAGTAGTTCAAGCTGATTGATGCGCTTGCGTAGCTGCGCATTTTCTCGGGCCAGCGCATGCGCGTGGCCTGCCTGCATTGCGCCGTAGTTTGCCGCTTCACAGTCTGCGGCGGATCTGCCCCAGCGCGTTTCCCAAAACAGTGACAGCATCACCGGCCTGGGTGCTTGGTCGGCGGCGATGTAGCGCTCCAGCGTGCGCGGTGCGACGTCCAGGTGTGTGGCGATCTGGCGGTGTGTCGCGGGCAAGTCGCCGATCATGAGGCGCAGGGGCGGCAGTCCTGCGCGAGATGGTGAGCGGAACATGCCGTCACGCTACCCATGCACATGCAATTCGATCTGTCAATAAGGGAAATTTCTTCCGTGCTTTTCTCTCTGCTACAGAAAAGAGAGTGTTCAGACGCTTTTTGAATTTAACATAATATACATCGTATCTACCAAACTGGCAGCTGAGTATCCGTCGCCACAAATCCGACATCCGCGCCCAGCTCAGGGAACGATCCCCTCCGCGTAAACATTCAGTGACCGGCCCTTGTCAATTGACTACGATGGCTGGCATGTCCCAAACACTCACCACGTCAACTATCTCCTTCGGCCACCAAGGTCGCGTGTGTATTGTCACGGGCGGCGCCCAGGGCATTGGCGAGGCCTGCGTGCGCAGGCTGGCGCGCGACGGTGCCAAGGTGGTGATCGCAGACATGGATGATGCCCGCGGACGTGCTCTTGCCGATGCGGTGCCGCAAGCCGCCTACATTCATTGCGATGTGGGCAACAAGTCCGAAGTGGATGCCCTGGTAGGTCAAACCATGGCGCTGCACGGGCGCATCGACGTATTGGTCAACAACGCGGGCATCTTCCGCGCTGCGGACTTTCTGGAGGTGACCGAGGAAGACTTCGACGCGGTACTGCGCGTGAACCTCAAGGGTGCCTTTCTCATGGGCCAGGCCGTGGCACGCGAAATGGTGCGCTCGGGCGGCGGCAGCATCGTGAACATGAGTTCCGTCAACGGCGTTCTGGCCATTCCGAACATCGCCAGCTACAACGTGAGCAAAGGCGGCATCAATCAGCTCACCCGCGTGATGGCGCTGGCGCTGGCGGACCGTGGCATCCGCGTGAACGCGGTGGCGCCCGGCACCATTGCCACGGAACTCGCCGCGAAGGCCGTGTTGACGAGCGACGAGGCCCGGCTCAAGATCCTGAGCCGCACGCCGATGAAGCGCCTGGGTGAGCCCTCGGAGGTCGCTGATGTGGTGGCATGGCTCGCCAGCGACGCCGCCAGTTATGTGACCGGCGAGATCGTCACCGTGGACGGCGGCCGCATGACGCTCAACTACACCGTGCCGGTCTAGCCCAGCCCATCACTCAGCGCAACAGGCCGCTGGGTCTTTGGGTTGACGGCACAATCCATGCCATGAGACTTCTGCACACCATGCTGCGCGTTGGCAATCTCCAGCGCTCCATCGATTTCTACACCCAGGTGCTGGGCATGCAGTTGCTGCGCACCGCCGAAAACCCTGAGTACAAATACTCTCTGGCCTTCCTGGGCTTCGAGGGCGGCAACCCCGGCCAGGCCGAGATCGAGCTGACGTACAACTGGGGGGTGGAAAGCTATGAGATGGGCACAGCCTACGGCCACATTGCTCTGGGCGTGCCCGACGCCTACGCCGCCTGCGAGAAGATCAAGGCCGCCGGCGGCACCGTGACGCGCGAGGCCGGGCCGGTCAAGGGCGGCACCACGGTGATAGGAGCCGCCATGCACTACCAATCCATCCCAGCCGGAACAGACGTCGAATACCAGGGCGTTGTTTACCGCGTCCGCGCCGCCTACGGTCGCGTGCTGGAGC